GCTCAATCTTTCGTTCAACAAAGGCCTAGAGAACGCTGTACTTAACGGTACTGGAGCTTCTAACCAGCCTAGCGGTATTTACACTGAGCTAGCAGCGCAGGCCTTGGCCCTAGGTGCTATCACTTTCGACGACCTAGTAGACATGGAGGCTGCCCTAGCTGCAAGCGACGCACTAGCCGGTAACCTTGCTTACGTTACACACCCTAACGTAGTAGCCAAGCTAAAGAAAACCAAAGTAGACGCTGGTAGCGGACGTTTCCTCGTAGAGGGCATGCTTGACCCAGTTAAGACTGCCAACGGTTACAATATCTTCAATACTACCGTCTCTAAAAAGACCACCGGTACTCCCGATACCTACGGTTTGCTTTTCGGTAACTTTGCAGACGTTCAAATCGGATTTTGGGGCGGTGCTACCTTGATGGTAGACCCATACTCACAAATGAAGTCGTCTATTGTAGAAATTTACGTAGAGCGCTTTATGGACGTAGCCGTATTGCGTAACGCATCTTTTGCACTAGCAACTGACGTAACGATCTAAACAAAATGGTAACGGTTAGCAGCTATACTCCGATTACGGTAAACCTTACCGAAGTCAAGGCCTTTTGCCGCGTAGACGGTAACGCAGACGATGCGTTACTAACTATGCTTTTTAGCGCAGCGGTCGAAGAGTTTAACAGCTATACCGGCTACCGTTTAGGTGCAACAACTGTAACAGTGGACACCTGGGGGCAGGAGCAATACGCCCTACCCCTAGGCCCCGTTACGGCTATTACAAGCGTAACGGCTTACGACGACGAGGGAACCGCTACGGTCCTAGCGTTATACACCGATTACACCTATGTTAATACGACCCTCACGCTAAAGGAAACCCCGGAGCGTATGGTGATAGTTTTCACATGCGGCGACACCAACCCTCCCGCAGACATAAAACACGCGCTGTACCAGCGCATTAAATTCGGGTACGACTACGGCGACGACTTGCCGTATAATTCAAACCGCTTTTTTGACCGCCTAGCGTTTCGCTACCGCCAAAATTTCTCGTAATGCTAGACCTGCGCGTTACGCTTTACCAGCCGACTACGGCCACAAATAACAGCGGCCAGGTAACAAAGACCTGGACTAGCGCAGGCTCATTTTATGCCGAGCGCATAGTACCGGGAGCCACCGGCACGGAAACTATGCCGTACGACCAAATCCAAAGCGCCACTAGCATAACCTGGCGTTTGCGCTACCCCAACAGCGTGGCAGCAAAATGGAAACTAACCTACAACGCCGAAGATTACGACATTATAAGCGTAGCGCCCGAAGGCCGTCGCCGTTTTTTGCTAGTAAAAACAACACTGCGCGATAATGGCACGGGGTAACACTGTTTACCTGAAAAGCGAAAGCGGCAGAGTAGAAAGCTTCGACCAGTTCCGGCAGCACCTAAAAAAGTTAGGCACGTCGGAAACTTTGCGTTTTAGGGAGCTTCGCAACATCTTAAAGGCCGAAGCACGTCCACTAGTGGAAAAGGCCCGTAAAGAGGCTTACAATGAGTTACAAGCCAAGGCAAGCTATAAGGCACGGGGCGTAAAAGACGCAGACAAAAAAACAAACGGCGCTTTTTACAATCTATACAAGAGTATAGACGTATTCCCAAACAAAGGAACCGTTAAGGCTTACGTAGTAGTAGGCCTAAGACCCAGTAACAAACGCGGCGCATACTACGCCCCCTGGCAACTATTCGGCGGAACTGCTAAGAACTTTACGCCAAAAGCATTTTTTGATAAAGCGCTAGAAGGTAGCGACGTGCCGCGCAAGTCAGCCGAAAAAATTAGTAACTTTGTACAAAAGCGTATTAAAGCACACTTGCGGTGAACTACTTACAGTACATACATGAAGCGGTCCAAGCGTCTACTAGTACGCCGGTCTATTCATTGGCAGCACCACAAGCGGAAACGGGGGACTTTATCGTAATAAACCTTAACGGCATAGCGGTAACCGAGAGTAAGGACCAGTACGTAGCCGAGCGCGTGGCAGCTACTTTATTCATGCACTACACCAGCGCAGACGAAGCACAAAACGAACTGACCGAAATACGCCACAATTTGCAGCACTACCCCCGCGTTATACCTATGTACACCCAGTACGTAAACCAAGACAGCGGCAGCCTTGAGGCGACAGCATGCGCGGCAGACGCCATAGGCGTAGCGGCAGAGCAAACCTTTACCATAGCCTACATGGAAAATATGCAGGCCTTTTACAATGAACAGCAAGAGAGTATTATACTCGCTGCCGATTTCACTTTCCTAATAAACTATTAAACATGAGCAATATAAGCGGCGGAGAAGTTCGCCTTTTTTTAAGCGCAGACGGCGGAACGACCTACAAAGCGTTTGCAGCCGAAACGGAGTGCAGCATTGAGCTGAACGCCGATACCCGCGAAACTACCAGCAAAGACGTGGCAGTATTTCGTACTTACGTAACTAGCGCCAAGTCTTGGACTATTAGCGGCACTAGCAACCTAGGTGACGACGATGCAGCCAAGTGGAATGTAGACGAACTATACGCCAAAGTAGGCGACATAGTAAACATCCGAATTACCCAAGTTACAGCTGGTACGGTTACACCCGTAGTAGGCGAAACTAAAGTAGAAGGTACTGCAATCCTATCGCAGCTTTCAGTTAGCGCTCCGGATAAAGATAATGGCACTGTAAGCTTTACGCTTAATGGTACTGGTGCTTTTGCCGTAGGCGTAAACGCATAAGCCATGGACGGGAAAAAGTTCACGCTGGGGGCAGCATTACTATTTGAGGAGGTAACGGGTAAAAGCGTTACACAATTAGGTAACCTAGGCCTGGCAGACATGCTGGCCATGCTATACGCCCAAGAGTTTTGGGACATGGCGGACCGCATAAGCTTTGACGAGTTCAAGGCTATGGCAGGGGCTTGGGATATTACCGAACTTACCCAGCGGCTTAACGGCCCTTTTTCCCAGCCGGCGGCCCAGTAGACGTACTAGGTCAGCTGGTGGGACGCTTAGGACTTGCTCCTAGCGAAGCGAAGACGTTAACACTGGAACAATTAGAGGCTGTGTTTAGGCACGGCTTAGAACGGGACAAAGACGAATGGCGTAGGCAGAGATGGCTCGCCGCCGTGCTGGTAAACATAAGCGGGAAGTCGGTAAAGAAAGTAATTTTAGAAACCGACCTACTAGCGTTTGAAGATGAGAAAAAAGAAAGCAGCCTAAGGGCATTATTAAGAAGCTATGGACGTAACTAGTAAGGTATTATTAGGCTTAGATGCCGCGGAGTTTCGCCGTGGTATTCAGCAGGTAGACGCACAGTTAAAGCAAACGTCCAAGAGTTTTGCTAACCTTGGCGCAATGATTGGCGCTAGCTTTGCGGGTGCCGAAATTATAGCCTTTGGTAAAGAGTGCATTAACCTTGCCGCCGAAGCTGAGAACGTCCAGGTAGCCTTTGCCAATATCGGAACAAGCGCACAGCTCACCCAATTACAGCAAGCAACGGACGGCGAAATAAGTAAGCTTAAGCTCATGGAACGCGCCGTAAAAGCGGTAGGCCAAGGCACGGGCATTGAGGACCTAGCCACGCAGCTGGACTACGCCAACAAGGTGAGCGACGCTACGGGTATAGCCTTTGACGAAATAGCAGACAAACTGCAAACGGCTTTCGCAAAGGAAAGCACCAAGGGCCTAGAGCAGGCAGGCATTAACGTAAAGGAAATGAAGGAGCAGCTAGCCGCTGGAGTTCCTTACGCCGAGGCCTTGGGCAATGCCATGAAAAATACCCTGGATATTATAGGTCCCGGGGTCGAAAGTGCAGCGGACGCAATAGACCGCCAAAGGGCAAGCATTGAAGATTTAAAGCTGCAAATAGGCACTGCCTTACTACCCGTCTACGCTGGCTTTTTGTCCTTTGTCGCCGAAGGTTTGAAGGTATTAAACGCTTTGCTAAGCTCGCAGCTTTCGCTATACGAAAAGCTTTCGTACCTAGCCAGCTACATCCTACCCAACGGGGCAAGCACCCGCATATTTTTAGACGGCTTAAAGGCATCCAAAGAAGCGTTAATAGATACAACCCTGGCAGCGCCAAAGCTTGGCCTAGCATTAACCGAAGCCACGGACAAAGCAACGGACGGACTAAAGAAAGCAAACGTAAAAGCTGAGGCCTTTGTAGATACGCTGAGCAGCATGCTCTCACTTGCCAGGCAATACGCTCAAGAGGACTTTAATTTTGTAGCCAAGCAAGAGGTGCTAGACAGCTTTCAGCCCATATCAATGGAGGCGGTTAGCGAAGTCGAAGGCGAGCTAGTGCCGTTAATACAAGGAGTAAAAGACTTTAGCAGCCAGCTACAACTAGCCTCAAACATAGGCGCAGAGTTTGGCGGTATACTTACCCAGGCTTTTACCGCTTCGCTTACCAACGGCGAGAACTTTTTTAAAGTGCTAGGCAAAGCCTTAAAGGATTACGTGGCCAAATTAGTGGCTGCGGTAATAGCAACTGTTGCGCTAGCTGCAACTATTAGCGCCATAACCGGCGTACCATTTAAAGCCACTTTCCAAGCCATGCAATCAGGCAGCGGCGGAATGAGCAAGCTCTTTGGCGGTGGCGACATGAACCTAAACGCTCGCGTAAGCGGCGCGGACCTACTCCTAGGCACCCAGCGCAGCGGTAATAATTTTTCTAGGATAGGTGGCTAAGGTCCTATTCGCAACGGCTGAAACGGCGGGCTATAATTGGGTGCTTTGGGGTGTTGACGCACCACTAAGCCCAGCCCCTGGCTTGGAGTTTACCGTAGCCTCTTGGGAGGTTGCTTACCAAGCGCAGGACGAAATTAAGCCGGGCATCATTGCCAGTACATGCGAACTTAGCATCTTTGGAGGCCTTAGTATTAACGACTGGCGCACGATTCTAAGCGACGCCAACGGCAGGTATATCATTGAGCAGAAAAGCGGCTTGAATGTAATTTGGCGGGGTTTCTTAATTCCCGATTCATGCAGCATTGAGGTAACGAACGGGCAGCGGTTTATTAAGCTTACTTTTTCCGACGGGTTCCAAATGCTAGACCGCCGCGCAGACTTTTACCAGTTCACGGGCATTAAGGCGTTCACCGACCAAATAGCCGATACTTTCAACTTTTGCAACTTTTGGGAGTGCTATACCGGCTTTTTCGTTTCGGAACACTTGCAGCCAACTAACAAAGGAATCACCACAAACCAGGGCGGGCTTTGGTGGACCGGGTGCATACAAAGTGGCCTTTGGTTCCGGGACGGCGAGTACCGAACCTACCGCGAAGCGCTAGAGGATATATTGACGACCTTTGGCCTACAACTATACCAAGACAAAGGCGAACTAGTATTTAGGACCGCATGGCTTAGTACGCCAGCATGGTACAACGGCTATACTAAATTCGGGGCGTTCCTGGGGCGTATTACCACGCCTGGCGCTTCGGTTACGCCTCTTGTGTATTCCGAGGGTTTGGAGTTATACAAGCCAGCCTTTCGTGAGGTCTTTATTACTCACAACCAACCAAGCCAAGGCATAATAAGAAACGAAAGCAGCAACAACAAAGCGCGTGACAATTACTTTGTAGGCAACGTAACGCCAACGGGCGCAAACCATATAGACCTAGATTCGTACCTGAACGCCCGCCTATCTTTTGACGCGGGATTCCCTGGCGGCGCCATTGACTTTGAATTCTACGTAAAGATTCAGTTTGGTAACTATTACTGGAACGGCAGCGTTTGGACAACTACCCTATCTACGGTTACCTATACTGAACACCAAGTCTTTGGACCTGGGCCAAGCCTAGAGAACATCCAGCACCATATTAACGGGGCCCACTTAGCCACCCTGCCGACCATAGGCACCGAGCCTATGTATTACACCGTTACGGGCATACAAACCGGGGGCTACCCAGCCGATACAATAGAGGTAACCGCAACCATGTACTTTGCGTACCATAACGCAAACCCCGGCACTACGATTTACTACGCAGACAATACCAAACGTATTAACGGCATAACCACGCAGCTCAATACCGAGCTAGGGGACATTTGGACCAGCTCCGGAATTGCGGCGGCGCTACCTGGGGAGTTGCGATGCTTCACCACTACGGGACGGACCACCGCCTACGGTAATATATTTTGGAGCGCGGACCAAGACCTTATTTTGAGTATTGTGGCTTACCAGTTAGCCCGCAAAAGCTACCAGCCGGGGCAATACTACGAAATAGACCTACACGGTACCTATTTTTATAACCACTCCTTTACCTGGGAATCCATACTTTATAAACCCGTAAACCTAAGTTTTAACGACCGTGATTCGCGCGTAACTTACCGGGCATACTTAGACGGGGCAATACTAACCAGCACGGAATCTAAGCGACCGAACCAGGACCTATGATAACCTACGAACTACCGGCAAACCCGTACTACTACGCCTACGTAATTGGCGACGGCGGAACCGTTGAAACTAACCTTTGTACATTATGAACACCGCACAATTTATAACTATCTTTACTGGGGGTAATTACGCCGCACCCATTTGGGACACTTACGAGGCCTACGTACTGGCTGACAGTGGAACAGCGGAAGCGCGTAGCTGCACCATTAACGCCATTGCAAACTTATTATGAGTACGCCCTTTTACGATTTAGCCAGCCTGGTAGTTGTCCCTTCGGGCTACAAAGCCAGCAAGGTATACGCACAAAAACCCCTAACCACGGACGGGCAGCTAGCCTTTACCCGTAGCACCACCGCTACCCGTGTAAACGCCAGCGGACTAATTGAAGAGGTAGCGAGCAACGTACCTCGTTTGGATTACTTGGGTAGTTCTTGTCCTCGTTTGTTGCTTGAACCCCAGCGGACGAATATTCAAATATATAGTGAGCAGTTTGATAATGCGGCTTGGACAAAGCGTTCAAACATTGCAGTAACTTCAAATGCTATTACGGCTCCAGATGGTACGCTATCTGCCGATAAGATTGCAGCAAGTGACAATGCTTCGGTTGATTATGGAGTATTTGATTTTAATACAAGCGGTCTTTATACATATTCGGTATTCGCTAAAAAAGGCGAGCTGAACTATGTTTTTGTTGGTAAGGACAATACTCTTACTTCGGATGGCGTTTATTTTAACTTGAACACGGGTGAAATTAGTTCAAACCCTTCAAGCTATTCCGCAACGATTACGGACTACGGGGACGGCTGGTACCGATGCTCGGTATACTTCGCCACAAACGTTTCATACTTCTTTATCAACCCATCGGTAAACGGAACAAGCTTTGTTTTTAGCGGTCAGTCGGGTAATGGTATCTACATTTGGGGAGCCCAGGCAGAAGTCGGAGCTTATCCGACCAGTTACGTGAAAACTGAAGCGGCAGCGGTAACGCGTTTGGCGGATGCGTGCAGCAAGACGGGTATCAGCACTTTGATTGGGCAGACGCAAGGGACTATTTTTGTGGAGTTCAATAGTTCAAATGTAGTGGGCGTTGACAATGTTGTTTTCGGTTTAAGTACTGGAAGTGCATTAAATCGTATAATTATATTTTTTGGGTTAAATGTCAGTGCACAAGTAAGAACCGCTGGCGTTGTTCAAGGGACAATTATTGGGCCAGCATCAACTGCTAACACTAACTATAAATGCGCTTTAGCATACAAAGCCAACGATTTGGCATTTTATGTTAACGGAGTTTTGGCAGGAACAGATACAAGCGCAACCATTCCAGCAAATTCAGGCGTTCGCTTTGATGGTGGCGCTGGAGCCAGTAATTGTGATGTACCAATTTCTCAAGCACTTGTATTCAAGACCCGTTTGTCAAATAGCGACCTCGCTGCCTTAACCGCCTAAATCAACATACGATGCAAACATTTCGCAAATACGAGTTTACTCCCACCCAGTGGGCTACCGCTAAAAAGAAAATAGAGCTAACGGGTACCTACCAGGACGGTGAAACGTACACCTACTGGAACCCCGAACAAGTGGCAGCTGTCATTGAATTAGGCAAAATGTGTATTGAGTGGTTCCAAACCGAAGAAGGCCGTACATGCGCCAAGGAAAGCCCTAAGGTGAGCGTAGACATTTTGTGGGCCGGTGAGCCGATGACTACCTGGTTTGCGCCTTACACAGTATGGCCGGAGCCGTGCGGAGTTCATGCCTTTGGTGGCTGGGAAGCACAGTACGCTGTTGATTACTGCGCTGCTAACCCAACCGCTGCCTACTGCCAAGCCCCTGCGCCTTTAAGCCATGAGTAACGACCATATAGTAGGCGCTTGGACGCTTAATATGTTTAGCACCGTAGCGGCTCAGGTTATGCCTATTGCAGGCGCTATTTCATTTTGCCTAACCATAGGCTACACCCTTTACCAGTGGCGCAAAGATGTTAAAAAGGATAACGGAGAACCCAAAGACTAGCTGCCTAGCTGGTATTGTATTCGGCGTGGCCATGATTATGGTTTGGTATGAAAAGGCCACACTAGTAGAAGCTGGGGTATTTTTGCCCGCGATAGTTGGACTATTATTTGCAAAGGACAAATGACTAAGAATTTTACCCTAGCCGAGCTAACAAAGACGCGCTTCGCGTTTGACAATACGCCAACGCCACAAATTGAGGCTAACCTATTACTGCTATGCCAAAAGGTATTGCAGCCACTACGCGACGCGGTAGGGCCAGTAACGGTAACCAGTGGGTATAGGTCCAAGCTCGTAAATGAAGCGGCGAACGGCGCGTATAAAAGCGACCATTTATATGGGTTCGCGGCCGACCTGCAAAGCCCGGACGGTGACCATAGGAAAATCTTTGACTGGCTCAAAACAAACGCCATGTACAGCCAGCTTATTTATGAGTTCGGCAATGATAAGCAGCCATAATGGG